TTCATCCTGGTTAACAAGAGTGAATCTGCGATGAGTGCTTTGGACTTGCAGGACATCTAGCACTTGTGGTGGCAAGATTTCCTTGGCGCGTTTGGTGTCAAAGCGCGTTGAGGTGACTGCGGTGAACCTAACTACTTCTCGGCCTCTGTAAAGACCAATTTCATTATCACCTAACGATGCCTCTATGTGGGAGCGAGCTACATCAGCAACTTCTTCCCATTCTTTTATCTTGGCAAGGGCGTGGCGGTATTGTTCGAGCCACATTGCGATATTCTCGTCAAAGTCAACCACGCCCTTCTCTAACTCCATTGACATAACCCCGACCTTTTTTAGTAGTAATTTTTCTTTTTGAAGTGATCCCAAGCATTGCAAGGGGTCAAGTGTCGCCTGTGGATATAGGCGAGAGTTGCCACAAGTTGGGCAACTGATGCCTCAGAATGTTTCATTCCAAGGTTGCGATATGTGGCATCAAGAAGTTGTCCGATGCCCTTTGCGCTTGAAGTAGGGTTTTTGGCCTCTGCTTTCCAGGCGCTTTCCTTACCTAGCAATTTTGTTAGGCAAGAAAATTCTTTCTTTGTAAGCAGTTTCTTTGCCAATTGCTTGGCTTCAACCTGCTTCAAAATAGGTCTTTCTTTGTAAATAATGCTGGCAGGAATTGCCGGCTGAGGCGCAAACGCTGCGTTGACAAACATTGAGGTCATTGCGCTGACTCCGATGATGATGATGATTCCCCTGAGTGTTTTTCTTCTTTGAGTAATTGGGATTCTCCTTCTAATTTCGCGCTTCTCTTGAGAACCTGAGTGACATAACTCAATTCGATTTTCATAGTAGCTGCGATTTCTTTGGGTGTTCGCCCAAAAGAATGCAAGGATCGGATAGCACTAGCGCGATTGACTCGCCCTGTTTTCCTATTCTTAAATCCTTGCCCAAATCCTCGCTGCGCAGGCGTGGTGCCTGCCCAAATTCCGTGAGGTATCTGTTCTTTGAGCGCGTAGTCCAAGCACTCCTTTCGTTCAGGACAACCTGCGCAAATTGTGCGCACGATTGGGAGGCACTTTGCCTCTTGTTCTTTTGATTCAGGAAAAAATAAGTTTGGGTTGATAATGCCTTTGCAACTCGCTTCGGGAAGAAGTGGGAGCGCAGGATAGAAGTGTTGAAGGACATTCACTGCCTCTCACCTAGCCAGGATTCAAGGTCTTGAATAACGAATGCCCTCTCAATAGAGGCGTTCCTTCTTTTGATAACAACAAATGATGGTGGAGCCTGTTCTAAACCTCTTGCCTTAGCAAAGTTCTTCGCTTCAGCCACAGCCTCATCCCAAAAGGTTGGCAATGAGATGGATTTGCGATTCTTTAATTCAAGGACATAGCTCTTGCCTGCGATGATGGCAACGATGTCGCCTTCATCTCTGCTACCCGATAGTCGCAAACGCTCTGCATTGACACCGCGAGATCGCAACCACTTGAGAACTCCGATTTCAAATGCAGCCCCTTTGCGACCATTCGGGTTAGCCATTACTTGACCAACTCAAGTTTCATCGGGCGACCGGCAATGGCGCGGGCAAACTTCACTGAATCGATAAGAGCCTCGGCCAATGCCAACGCCTCATCCTCATTGATTTGCGCGACCTTGACTGTGACATCAGGCAATTGTTGGCGCACCTTGTCGAGAAGCCTTGCGGATTCAGGTGCATTGATAAATTCCAAGCGAGAATGCTCTGCTAGGCGAGATAAAGCCAACAAAGGCACCTGACCCACGACATCTTCCAAGAGGTCGAGGTTGGCATCCTGTTCTTCTAAATAGACAACAAATGAACCATCAGAGGCGTTGTGAACTGAAAATAGGCTCATTCGGAAAGCACCTTCTTGAGCCTGTTTTGGCTTTTAGACCACGCCTGCGCCTGTCTGATACCTTCTCTCAATGGGTCATCGTGGAGGGCTAAAATAGCCCACAGAAGCCCTAAAACGGCCATTAGACCGCCAAAGAGTGCGTATTGCATAAGTTCCCCTTTCGTTTGCCCTAAGTATGAGGGGAAGGGCTGACATCCTAGTCCGACACGCCGAAGGGGTCTATTAGTAGCGTATGGACAAACGCCCACACATAGGCTACTCTGATCCTATTGGGGCGAAAGGTAGTAGCTCCAAAGGAAGGCAAGACAATGACAAAGGAACTTAAAGCAGTTGATTTAGTGACAACTGCAAAGTTGCGAGCTTTAGTAAAGAAACTCAACATTCCTTATGTTGATGCAACTGCATCACATTATCCAAGAATTGCTAAAGGTATTCACATTTGGCAGTTAGGCGATTCAATTTGTTTTAAGACATTCAACGATGTAGATAGAAATTATAGAGGTGACTTCGTTTTTGCTTTAGAAGAGATGGGTCTGACAGTTCGTCAAACAATAACTATCTTGGGTGAATGCACAGGAACTTTCAACATTGTGCCAAAGGTTGGTGCATAATGACTGCAAAGGAAGCCATTGCAATAGCAGAAACAATAGTCAAGCGTTATCCTGAAATAGATAATGTGCAAGATATTTTTGAAATAGCAAAGAATGATGGTTATTTCAAAACTGAAGCAGAAGGAATGGCAATTTGGGGTCGCTTGATGCGTTTACTTCCTGCGACAAAGGAGAATGCATAATGAAAAAGATTCGCTCGATTAGAGTTTCAGAGCAGTTGTGGCGAAGGGCGCAGGCGAAGGCAAAGTCAGAAGGCAAGACAGTTTCAGAAGCCATCAATGACTTCTTAAAGGAGTTCGTCAAATGACAACTGCCGAGATTGCAACTGCCTTTGCCGAACGCGGTTGGTATGTGATGCCTTGCTATCCTCAACAGAAAACGCCATTCTTCCCAATAGCAAAGCAAGGCTATAAGTCGGCGAGCAATGACCCGAAGGTTGTTAATAAATGGTTTAGCAAGTCACCACTTCTCAACATTGCCATTGCTTGTGCGCCATCAGGTCTTGTTGTCTTTGATGTTGACTATCGCAATGGCGGAACAACCGAAGGCTTAGATACCAACACATTCACAGTTGAAACAGGCGATGGTCTGCATCTCTACTATCAAGCTACTGCGCCCACATATCCTGGCAAATTGCGCGATGGCGTTGATATTAAGTTCAATGGATATGTAGTCACCGCAGGATCACTCCACGAAAACGGCAAGTTCTATGAAGTTGTCAAAGACATTGAGCCTGCCCCTGTGATGGGATGGTGCTAGATGAATGGATGGGATTTGCTAATCGTATTCTTCACCGCGTTCTACGCCTTTGCCATCGGCCGAAGCGTTATCTTTTGGCCACTTATGTCAGCCTTCTATGGCTTTTGGATTCCGCTTCTGATGGTTTTATTTATGCCAAAACGCCAACCAAGCGCGGTCATCTTCCCTCAATGGTTTATGGATTGGGCAGGGCCAAAATACATCAACCGCAGAATCAAGAAAATGGAGGAACAGTTCTAGTCACTTGCTAAGGCAAGAGCGATGCCTTCTTCCAAAGAAATCTTTGGTTGATAGAACTCAAGCATCCTAGAAGGATTCCCGACCCGATAGGCAACCCCAACAGGTGCCTTCGGGTTGGTTCTTATTTGAGCCAAATAGCCTGCCTGCAACATCACCATCTCTGCTAGTTGAATGAATGAGGTTGGGCGACCTGAACACAAATTGGCAACCTTGACATCATTTGTGATTGCCTCAAAGGTGGCTTTGACGACATCGTCAATGTGGATGAAGTCGCGCACCTGCGTTCCACGACCCCAAACATCAAAAGGAGTTGCCTTCTCTTTGCCTCGCTTGATAAAGGATGGGAACGGATAGTCAAGGCTTTGATCGCTTCCGTATCCGCTAAATGGGCGAAGAATTGAAATCTTCAAGCCTTGAGCGCGAGCATAAGAGGCGAGCATCTCGCCTGATAACTTCGCCCAACCATAGGTCAAGTCAGGGGTGCGGATATGCTCAAGGTTGATGTCAAACTCTTTGAGAGTCTGCTTATATTCTAGTTTTTGCAGATAAATGGGATAAGCAGCACTTGATGAGAAATAGACAATGTGTCCAGGGCGCGTTCGCAAAGCCCATTGGAAGAGGTCTGCATCAATAGCCAAATCAGCAGCAATGCTCAAGGGGTTGCCCTCAATGGTTGCCCGCCCGCCGACAATAGCTGCCAAGTGAATCACAACATCAAACTTTGTGTCATCTTTGGCAAAGAAATCCCTGACATCGCGCCCATTCTTTATGTCAATGCCTGTGATGTTATTGAGTTTTGAGTCTAAGTGTTTCTTGAAATTAGTGCCAACAAAGCCTGCATCGCCTGTAATCAGGATTTTCATTTCCCCCACCTGTCGCTCTCGTATTTGTAAAACTGCGAATCACAGAAATCTAGTTGTGCCTTGCGGTCAATGTCAAAGATGAATCGGTCATTGGCATCAAGAGCTGCTCCGATGTGTGAAGTTGGAGTCGGCGCATTAAAGCCAATCGTGGTTCTTATTGAATCGCCCTCAATAGGTGTTGCAAAGAACGGATCGTGAATGAGAACGGAGTTCTTAACTCTCGGATAGATTTCAGATGCGAGAAAATCTTGGTCGGTTGTGTAGTAATCCTCTATTTCATTGAAAGCAATTAGTTGCGCCATATCGCGCAACTTGTCGGTTTTGCCGGCAAACATCCCTGCGCTTATTAGATAGTTGTGACCTATCTTGTGGTCTTTGATGATGTGATAATCAAGACCTGATTGCTCCCACTCTTCGTGCGCTATTCTGTCGCGTAATGAAAGACGAGCATCAGCATCACGGCAGATGACGACCTCAAATTGCGTGTCAGAGAAAGCGAGATAACGCCATAACCTTGCAGTGTTGTCTTCAACTTCAATCATTCTCACAATCTTCACGCCTTTGACAAGATTTAAGGTGCTTATGACCCATTCATCAACGCTCTGTCCACAATAGAAAACTAAGCAGAAGCCATCCTCAAAAGGGAAATAGCGCGAGCCAAGGATTGCATTCTTAATAGCTCCGATGTTGTAGCGCGGATCATTACCATATAAGGAAAAGGCAATTGCTTTCATTTCAATAAATCTCGCAAGAGGACTTGATAGTCCTCGCTCTTGATGTAGAAGTCATAGGCCAAGGCATCAAATGAATAAACCTCACGAGCATTGACAGAGCGATAGCCCTCATCCCACTCGGCTTTGCCTGCTAGTGGATGGCAATGCTCGATGATGATTTGATCCAGATAAACAAGGTTGCCAAGGTCTTCACCTAACTTCTTCCAAAAGTTGTCTAGGTATAAGTGGCGAAGTTTCGGTGGCACCATCCCGCCGAGGGCGCTGACGATGGCATTGGACATCATCACGGCAGTTGGCAAATTTTGGCCTTGGAGCAGGTCATTGCCATAAGCCAAGCCAGGGGCGGTGCCTATGGCTTTACTCAATGCAATATCCCAATCAGGTGTTCTGAATCTATGGTCATCGCCAATGAAGGTAAAGAACTCGTATTCATTGGCAGACTTCTTGGCAGCGACATTGACAGGATAGGCCATTCCCCTTGTGGTGTTTTCAATCTCCAAAATGTATTCGACACCGACTGCGGTGCGATAATTGATTAGTTCCTCATCATCTTTGTCCACAACGAAGAGCAGTTCAGAGCGACAAGAGAACTGCCTGTGTGCTTGCAGAACTTCAACTGCATTCTTTGGCCTGCCTCTTGTTGGCACAAGCACTAGATTATTTTTCACTATCATTGATTTCCCCATAAATAGCGGTGTAAGCCGCCAAGTCGATGATGCTATCTTCGTGGTCAGGTGTCTGAATCAAGCGAGCAATTTTGACAAGACATAAACACAAAGCGACCTGTGAAGCACTTATCTCTTTTTCAAGATAAACACTCCACAGGTCGGCGATGCGCTTGTGATTGATGTATGGGTCGCCATAAATATCTTGGCGATCCGTTGCGGTGAGGCGTTTAGCCTCATCCAAAATCTTCCCCGATTTCATTTTCTTACTTACTTCCGCGACCAAACTCTGTTGCCTTTGGGTCTATGGCCTTTAATATCGGGCCAAGGAATGCTGCAACGAAGCAGGCAACATAATCTTTCAAAGGGCGTGACGGGTCGGCGAGATAGAGAGCTGCGACTGAGGCTGCTCCTGCTCTTGCGTAGGTGCTACCAACTGCGATGAGTTTGTCTTTTTCAAGCATTTGCACTCCTTGAACTTAGGTCTGCCGAAGCCCACTATGAACACCGGCAGAGATGGAAGGACTTTCCCCCGATTTTTAACTTTGTAAGCGCGAATCTTACGACATACCTGACCGCCATTGCGTTGGTCGCCTTTGACATCAGGTGAGGTGTTGCCTTCGATGACGATGACAGTGCCATTGCCTTTGACTTCTTCAACGATACCGATGTGGGAGATGCGGTCAAGGCTATCATTTGGAAAATCAAAGAAAGCTAAGTCGCCAGGCATCGGCTCGGCGGTGGCGAGGTCTTGCCAACGCTTCGCCTCGGCAAACGCCTTTGCCCCTGCCGGTGTGTAGGTGCAATCAGGAATCTTCAAGCCAACTTGCTTGGCACACCAATTGACAAAGGCACCGCACCAAGGCTGATTCGCCTTCTGATACTTTGTTTCATTATCGGCAGGGCCTTCAATGTAGCCAAGTTCGCCTGCTGCCAATTCAAGAAACTTCTCAAGTTGCGAACACATTATTTCAGCAGAGCTTCTTTCACGATGTCGGTTAGGAAGTCAACCTTATCCTCTAAGACGGCAACTTTGTCCTTTATCGAACTTCCACCATTTGGCTTGAGTTCGTTTAGATAATGTTTGACGAGCCACTTTACTCCAAGGGCAGTTGAGCCAAGGATGCTAATAAGGGCGACAACAAAGCCTGCCCAATCGGTTGGATTCATCTTATGGCACCAAGTAAAGAACAGAAACTGTGGTCGTGTTTGGTGATGCTGTCGCCGCATAGATTACACTTTTAGGCGGAACACTCAAATCAATGGTCGTGTTTTTGTCAAACTTAAATCCATTGGTAGAGCTGACATTACTTCCACCTAGAAAGCAAGGATGTGAATCATCGTTGTGCAATCTTACAAGACGATTTTCGCCATAGCTCTCAATTAGAATTTGAGCAGTTGAATTGACAGTGAGTTGCTTGCTTGAAGCCATTTTTCTCCTTCAGTAAGACCCCAATGTTTTCAAAATCGTCTATTTGGTCATCAATGGTGCGAGTGATGTCTTCACATTCATAAATCATAAGAGGTTGACGAGTGACCTAGTTCTCCCCGAAGCGAGCTGAGTATAAACCTGAGTCGTGGCAACTGACGAGTGGCGCATTAAGTCGCGCACTGCCAAAAGGTCACCGCCTGATTTCTCAAGCATATTGGTTGCAAAGTAATGGCGACAAGCGTGGAAGGTTTTAACCTCAATGTTTAGGCGCTTCATCTCTGCGCTCGTCATCTTGGAAAGGCAATTGCTTGTCACATTCCACAGACGACCTTGGGTCTTATAGGACAGGATTACCTCTGCCACTTTTTGAGCCACAGGAACCGACAAGTCAGTTCCGCCTTTGCCTGCAATTCTTAGAATGTAGCCATCATCTCTTTGCTCTAAATCAATGCCTTTGAGGTTGGCAACTTCCATCGCCCTAAGTCCTGCCGAGCATCCGATGATGAACCAATCGCGCATTGGTTGCTTGGCTTCGCTCATCACAAGCCTTGCTTCATTTGGCGTTAGTGGGTGCGGTAGCCCGCGAGATTTGCGAACAGGTGGAAGGTCAAGATAACAGTTGTTAGAAATGACACCCATCTTGTTCAGGGTCTTAAATAAGGATCGAAAGCGAGCTGCGTAGGTGCCTTTTGTTGAAACGGCCTTTGGCACCATCACGGCTGCCATTATGTCCTCAACAGTTGCGATTTGAGGATGAACCCCCATCCGTAGAAGGAGGTTGTAATCATTGCGAAACAGAGCTTCTGAAAAGCCCTGCATTTGATACCGAGCAAGGAGTTTCTCCTTGATGGTTTCCATCTCTATAAGTTCCATACCCAAAGGCTACCCTATGGTGTCAAGCACAATCCTCTGAGATTGTGCCGAAGTTTGTAGCGGATAGTGTTGAAGCAACAGGCTTAAAATGGGTTGCTCCTAGTAGTGGTGCAACTTATGTTGGTGTTCAAGCAAATAGAAATAGTGGAACACAATCTATTTCAAATAACACATACACAGCGATAACATTTCCCAGCGAAGGCTGGGATACTGACGGCTTTCACGACACTTCTAGCAATACTAGCCGAATTACTATTCCAGCAGGCAAGGGCGGCAAATATCAATTTACTTTTATGGGGAACTTTAACTCTAATGTGACTACTAGTTTATATACCAGTTTTTATAAAAATGGTAGTGCCCTAACAGGCGAAGGACTTGATAGCGCTGGAACTTTGTATAATGAAAGAGGCAACGCAGATAGTTTTATTGGCGCCATAACAGTTGATGCAGTTGCCACAGATTATTTTGAAATATATGTGTATCAAGATAGCGGTGGAACAACGAAAACCATTTCTAGCGCAAGATTAACCGCTGATTATTTAGGAGCTTAAAAATGGAATTATGGCAAGTAATACAAAATGCTTATCCTGAATTAACTGGAAAAGATTTTAGGACAAAAATTATTTTACGCAACGATTCAGACGGCGTTGGCGATTACATTGAAAAATGGGATTATGACCAGCCTATACCTGATGGGCTCACACTAGGCAAGCCCTCAGCATAATCTTGAGGGATTGTGCTAGAGCCCTAGCGCTGCCTTAAGATCATCAACACTAAGTCCTACTGAAGCCAACTTTTCGGCAACTGTGAGTTCTTTAAGTTCTAATGGGTTGTGCGCTGCAAAAGCAGTTATCAATTCTGCTTCCGTTGCATTACCCGATAAATAAAAGCCATCTTCTATTTGAAAATAACTAAAACCTGTTTCTAAATTAAAAATATTTGAATCAACATATTTTGTTGGCTTATCTATTTTAATTTGCATAATTATAGACCCACTCTCGTTGCTGAAAATCTGCGCTCGGTGTAGTAAGTGCCTGTGCTGCTTTGTTGTAAAGACGCCGTGACATAATCAGTTGCGGCTAGGGCAGCAATTATTGTTAAAGAACCGCGACCAGCGGGATCAGACATAACTGTCGTGCCGTTCATATTTGCGCCATTTTTTTGGATTTGTAAATAGTGATAAGACGACCCAGCACCGCTAATTAAATAACTAATAGTAATAACATAAACTCCACCAAAACCACTAGGAACAGTTATTCTGTCTGTGTTTGTAGAGTTATTGTGGAAGCCATCTGTGTCGGTTTCTTCGCTTGTATAGGTAAGATTTAGCGCTGTTCCACCAGTAAAAGTTAGATTTCCATTTGTATAAGCGGTGCAAGTAGGCGCAGCCGCTTGTCCAGTAGAAGGTGCAGCCCACTTAAGTCCAGTGGATTCCGCAGAATCCGCTACAAGTGTGTGGCCGTTGGTGCCGACCGCTAGACGGGCGAAGGTGTCTGCGCCTGTGCCTACCACAAGGTCGCCCTTGGCATCAATGGCTGTGGCCATCGAGTTAGTGATTGTGACAGTTCCCGAAGTTCCGCCACCTGAGATTCCTGTTCCTGCGGTGACACCTTCGATGTCGCCCGAAGCAGGTGTTGCGAATTGGAAGAAGATTGCTGCGCTTGCGCTAGTGAAGCGAAGAACGCCACCTTGATTCTGAGCAAGAGCAAGTGATCCTGATGTTGTCACAGTTGCGGTTCCTGCGGTGATTGTGCAAACGCCTGCGCCTAAATTGATTATTGTGACAATGTCACCTGCTGCAAACAATCCTGTATTCACAGTGATTGTTGTTGCGCTGCCATTGCTCATTGATATAGCAGTGCCGGCATCGGCAGCCACTAGAACATAAGAGGCAACCTTTGCACTTGCATCGCCACCAAGCATTGCAGTCTGTTGCAATGATGTCATTTGCGCAGCCGTCAAGACCTGACCGGTCGTGAAGGTTTGTTTAGCCATTTCTTCTCCTTAGTATGAAAGAACTCCCACAGTTCCATCAAGCAGACCTTGGATTGTGGAATCCAAGATGAATGCCTGAATTATAGGCTCTGCGGTGAGGAAGCGTGTTGTCCAAGTGTTCGGCGTGATGTCGTGCTGAATACCTTGAACGAATAACTCAAGGGTAAAGGTTGAGGATGCCTGACCTGTCTTGGTGACATTTATCAGGGTGAACAAATCTGATTCAAGGCCTGCCACAATGCGATTTGAGGCAGTCGAATCCATAAGATTTAAGCCAATGGAATCAATGCGAAGCAGGGCATTTTCGCGGGCATTTAGAAGCATTGAAGCTTGGTCTAAGGCCTCGGCATCGGTCTGCATTAGAAGGTCAGAGCGCGATCCTGAGTGAATGAAGAATGTTTCTATCGAGCTAGTTGATTGAACATTTTGGGCAACTCCGCCAAGGCGGGTGACAGTTATATCGTTGAAAATCTGTGTGTCATCGTAGGCAAAGTCAATGCTTTGATAGGAGATATTTGTGCCATCATCATTGAACAATAAAGGCGTTTCATCAGCCTTTTCTGAAACTGTGGTTCTTGATAGAAATACTGCGTTGCCTTCGTCATCAATAAAGAAGCCACCAAGTTCGCTTTGCTCTATTGTCTGACAGGCTCCAAGCAAGGTGCGATTTGTGCCAGGGTCGGCTTGCACTAGCGTATCGCCTACATCAATCAGTCTTTGACTTACAGGGAAACTTGCAATATCGAGCAAGTTCTCAATGCGCGCCCCCGTGGTTTGACCGGCGGATGAACCCGCAACAGTCGTGATGTTGACATTTTGTAAAAGACGAAAAGCATCGACACATTGAAAAGTCACAGTTGAAACTTCATCATTGCCAAGCCTGAATGTATTGTCAAAACTTGTGATGTAGCCTGAATAGAGATAGTAGCGGTCAACACCTGAGCCATCATCATAATCTGCCCAAATGCGAATCTTGCGAAGGGGCAAGAGTTTGCCATAGTAAGGCCCCGAAACATTCTGAGGGTTATAGTCACCATTCTCGTCTTCTAAGACGACACTGGCGGTGCCTGCTTCAAAGCTATTAAGAACTCGATTTCGGCCTCGGCGGATGGAAACGCGAAGGGCGATGTCACTTACATCAACGACATCTGCCGGTGCATCTGCCAAGATGCCCACGCCAAGGGGCGTTGAAGGATCGTCTAAAATTAAAGGGTTTCCAAAGGCAGGGCCATTTGCGAAGTCAATGCTGACTCCAAGAACGGGTGTGCCTGGCATTACAGACCGCCAACAAAGAGAATTGGATTACCGCTTTGTTGTTCTAACAAGATTCGCTGACGGATGGCATTAGCCAAATCTGCCTCTGTTTGAACATTGCCTTCAACAGTGACATTGACAGTCATTCCTGCATTTTCTGCCATACGGAAAGAGGCAGGGTCAAAACCTGATGATGTAGAAGAGTCAAAAGTTCCCATTGCTTGCATTCTTGCCCGCTCATCGCTAAGAGCGCCAAGGCCTAGTGTGCTAATTGAGTCAGAAAGAGTGTCAATTTGCTCTTTGAGTAAGAAACTAATTGCCGTGCCACTTTCAGTGCTTTCGCGCAAGGCAGTTAAAGTGTCAATTTGTTCTTTAACAGCGCCCGTTGAAACAGGAGCAGAAGAAGGGTTAAAAGGATTTGGAATCACTGCGTTAGGCACTGCCGATGGCGTTCCTGTTGGAGTTCCCGTTGGAGTGCCTGATGGAATGCCTTGTGGCTTGCCGGTATTCAATGCGGCGAGATAGGCGTTTAGAGCTGCAAGAGCGCGCTTCCAAGCATCAGCAGCTTCATCTCCTGGATATGCCCAACCCTTTGAGAGTGCGGCTTGTAGGGCAGTGCCGTCTTGAACTGTCTTGCCATAAGCAAGAACTTCGGCGCGGGTCATTCCCCACTTGCCCATCAACTTCTCAATTTCTGAGTCGTCAATCTTTTCATCTTTTAGGGCGCGGGTGAAATCTACATACTTCTCGGCTTCTTCTTTTGTCAGACCCCACTTCATTAGCAGGTTGACAATTGGGCCGTCATTTAGGTCTGTTGAGTTGGCAGCATAGATTCGGGCGATGTATTCAAGAACTTCGCCCTTTGTAATGTTCCACTTTTGAGCAAGAACAGAAACTTCTTCATCACTAATTACTGCATCAGAGAGAACTTGCAAGAGATCGGTATAACGCTGCGCAGCCTCATTGAGTTTCATCTGCGCTTCCATATTGGCAATCAGCGCATTGACTCTTGCTGCTTCTTCTAAGTTTGATTGCTTGAGAAGATTTAG